CATTAAAGACATAGAAAACTTAACATATTTTGACAGAACAGCATGGTTAAGCTCATTAGCTGCTAGTGAATGGCATAAAGATGAGATGGACAAGTGCTGGGATAGATTAAAAGGACAATTAGATGGCGTTTACTAACTATAATTCGTTTGTAACTACAGTAGAAAGTTACTTAGCACGAACAGACTTGACAACTGTCATACCTGACTTTATTCAGATGGCACAGTTAAGAATGACACGTGACTTACGAACAGAAGCAATGTTAAAAGTAGCTACAACTACTCCTACAGATAACAAGGTAGCATTTCCTACTGACTTCTTAGAGTTAAGAGAGATGCACTTTCAGGGTAACCCACCTATTTTGTTAGAGTTCCAAACACCTGACTTGTTCTTCCGTAATGGTCAAACAACATTATCAGGTCGTTCACACTACTTTACAATGTTAGGTACAGAGTTTCAATTTGCACCTAGCCAAGATACAGATTACACCATTCAAATTTTATACTATGCTCAACCAACATTTATTTCTAGCACAACTTCTAGTAACTTGTTCTTAGCATACTACCCAGACGCTTTACTTTACGCAACATTAGCAGAAGCAGAACCGTATTTAATGAATGACCCAAGAGTAGCAACATGGTCAGCATTATACGACAGAGCTATTGCTAATATCAAGAAAAGCGATTTAGGTCAAACATACGCATACACAACACTAAACGTAACACCACGATAAGGAAACTATTATGGCAGAAATGAGTAACTTTTTAGAGAACGCACTTATTAATGCAACTCTACGCAATACAACGTATACATCTGTAGCAACAGTATATGTATCACTATGGACTTCAGACCCTACAGATGCAGGTAGTGGTACAGAAGTATCCGGTGGTTCTTATGCTAGAACAGCAGTAACATTTGCTGCACCATCTAACGGTGTAACTACTAACTCTGCTGACGTTACATTCCCAACTTGTACATCTTCATGGGGAACTGTAGGTTGGATTGGTATTAATGATGCTGCTACCTCAGGTAATTTACTTTACCATACAGCATTAGATACATCTAAAACAATTGACTCTGGCGATATCTTTAAGATTTCAACAGGTAATCTTTCAGTTACATTAGCTTAATTAAATAGAACAGTCGTAGCCAAAAGGAAAAATTAATGACTACAATAGTTACCAGAATAGGTAAAGGTTCTGCTTTAACATATGTAGAAGCTGACGATAACTTTACAAACCTTAATACTGCTAAATTAGAAAATGTAAATAATTTATCAGATGTTTCTAATGTAACTACTGCATTTAACAATATTACTCCATCACAAGCAGGTAATAGTGGAAAATATTTAACTACAGATGGTTCTTCAGCATCATGGGGTGCTTTAGCAACATCTATTAGTGGTATCGTTAAGGGTAATGGTAGTACATTTGTTGTAGCTACTTCAGGAAGTGATTATGCTCCTGCAACATCTGGCACATCTATACTTTATGGTAATGGTTCAGGTGGATTTAACAATGTAACTATTGGTTCTGGATTATCATTTAGCACAGGTACATTATCAGCGACTGGTTCAGGAACTGTTACATCTGTAACTGGAACTGCTCCAGTAGTATCATCTGGTGGTACTACACCAGCTATAAGTATGGCTGCTGCAACTACATCTGCAAACGGATATCTTACAAGTACAGATTGGAATACGTTTAACGGCAAATATTCAACTGGTGGTGCATTAGGTACTCCATCTAGTGGTACATTAACAAATTGTACTGGGTACACAACAGCAAACTTAAGTGGCTCAATTAACTTAACAAGTCAAGTTACTGGAATACTGCCTATTGCTAATGGTGGTACAGGAACATCAACAGCATTGGCTGTAAACGTAAAAGTGTTTGGTGCTACAGGTGATGGAACAACAGATGATAGATCAGCTATTCAAAGTGCTATTGACTCTATATCTTCAGGTGTAGTTATATTCCCAGCAGGTAATTATCTAATTGGTAATAACGGTTCTGGTGTAGGATTAACATTAAAACCTAACGTATCTTTAATATCATTTGAAAGTGCATCTGTATACTTATTAGCAGGTGCTAACTCAATTAAACTATTAAACTATGTCAATCCATCAACTACTACATTAGTAAGTAACTTTGTCATTAGTGGTATTAATTTATCAAGTAATAGTAAAACAGGTTGTACTGGGATAAACATTGACGGAAACGCAACAGGTGCTAGATGTTCATATATTCAAATATCAGAAATGCAATTAAATGGTGCGTTTAGTAATGGCATCTATTTAAAATACTGTGCAAATACATACTTATCTAACTTGTTTGTTAGCGGAACTAACGTGGGTGTTACACTAGATAATTGTGCTGATAGTGATTTAGTTAATGTTAAGGTGCAATCAGGTTCAAGTTATGGATTTCAAATAATTGGTGGTGGCGGTGCATTTGACGAAGGTACAAGATTAAGTAACTGTTCTACAAATGGACAAGTTTATGGTCTATACATAAACGGAGCAGACTGGGGAATATGTACAGGATGTTCATTTACTACAGCTACAAGTGGTGCATTATTAACAAACGGTACTAACACACATTGGAAATTTACAGGATGTGAGTTTGCTGTGGCAGGCGGAAGTCCAGCAAATGCAGGAGTTAATCTAAATTCAGGATGTACTGATTTTATATTTATTGGATGTGTTATTAGTTTAAATACATTTGGTATGGTATTAAGAGGTAACTTACATATTGTAAGTGGATGTCATTTTGAAGCAAATTCCAATGTTGATTTATATTTAGATGGCAATTCAAAAGCTGTAGTAAGCGGAAACATTTTTACAAGTACTGGTGTTAGCCAAAGCGTATTAGAAGCATCATCAAATTATACTAATGCTATTGGTAACATTAACAACGGAACAATATCATTAAGCGGTGCTAATTCAGCAAGTGCTAATAACATAAATTATTAAGGTAAAACATGGCTTTAGTCGTTAAAGATAGAGTACAAGAAACAAGTACAACCACAGGCACAGGTACATTTACGCTTGGTGGTGCAGTATCTGGTTTCCAGTCATTCTCTGTAATAGGTGATGGTAACACTACTTACTACGCTATTGTACTAGGTTCAGAATGGGAAGTAGGTATAGGAACTTATACATCTTCAGGCACTACTTTATCTCGTACTACTATATTAGAGTCTAGCAATGGTGGCACAGCAGTAAACTTTAGTGCTGGCACAAAAAATGTATTTGTTACTTATCCTGCTGAAAGAGGATTATATACAGATGCTAGTGGTAACGCTATTGCATTAGGAACACCTGCGTCAGCAACTCTAACAAACGCTACAGGACTTCCTTTATCTACAGGTGTAACAGGAACGCTTCCTATTGCTAATGGTGGAACTGGAACAACATCAACAACTTTTGCAAATTTAACAACTAACGTAACAGGCACACTACCTGTTGGTAATGGCGGAACAGGTGCTACAACACTTACAGGTATTGTTAAAGGCAATGGAACTTCGGCATTTACAGCAGCAGTAGCAGCAGACTTTCCTACACTTAATCAAAACACCACAGGAACAGCAGCAGGTTTATCATCAACATTAGTAGTAGGAAGTGGTGGCACAGGAACTGCTACAGCTTTTACTGCTGGTTCAGTTGTATTTGCAGGTGCATCTGGCACATACTCACAAAACAATGCAGGTTTCTTTTGGGATAATACTAATAGTAGATTAGGTATTGGTACTACTAGTCCTGCAGCTAAATTAGACATTGGTTCTGGAAACTTAAATTTTAGTAGTACAGCACAACGTATTACTGGTGACTTTAGTAATGCTACTTTATCTAATCGTGTTGCGTTTCAAACTAGTACGGTAAATGGAAATACAAATATTCACGCTATACCAAATGGAAGCTCAACAACTGCTGGATTTAAAGCAGAGTCAGACCCTGCCATGACTAATGGATCTTTCCTATCAATAGATATAGTTGGCGGTTCTGATGCAAAAATTAGTTCTGCGATTAGAGGAACTGGCACATACCTACCAATGACATTCCAGACTGGTGGCTCTGAACGGATGCGTATAGACACTTCTGGTAATGTAGGGATTGGTACTAGTAGTCCTGGGGCAATATTACACACAGTAAAAACATCTGCAGGAGCTGCAACTGTAGGAGCATTTTTACAAAACTCAGATAATACAACTTCTACGGAGACTAGATTAGCGTTTTCGGCAAATACAAATCCATTATCAGATAATAGATATGGATGGATTGGATATGTAAATACTGGTGGAACAAATGGTGGAGCACTAACTTTTGCTACTACTCCAGGCGGTCAAGCAGCAACAGAACGTTGGCGTATAGACTCTGGCGGTGTATTAGCTTCTAGAAGTTCATACGCATCAGGAGCAATTCCTTTAAATTTAGGATCTTCTGGTGGTGGTTATCCAGTTGATCGTGGAATTGCAGTTTATAATACTGCTGGTTCAGCTATTCCATTTATTGCCTATACAAGCACAACAACACAAGCTGGATATATTCTTACAAGTGGTTCAACTATTTCTTTTGTTCAAGGTTCTGATTACAGATTAAAAGAAGACATAATTGATATGGACAAATCAGCAACATTGTCTAAACTTATGCAAGTTAAGCCTGTAAACTTTGATTGGAAAGATGGAACTAAAATAAACCAAGATGGTTTTATTGCTCATGAACTTCAAGAAATATTTCCACAAGTAATTCATGGTGAAAAAGATGCGGTAAATGAAGATGGTTCTATTAACCCACAAGGCATTAATCTTGCTCAACTTATTCCATATCTTGTAGCGTCTATTCAAGAACAACAAAAACTTATTACAACATTACAAGAGCAAGTATTAGAACTACAAACAAAAGTAGGTAGTTAAAATGTTTGGCATAAATGCTTTTTCAGAGTTTGCATTTAGTGCAATAAGATTAGAAGGTAATTATGTTCTAGCGTCAGCAGCAATAACAGCAGATGCAACCGTAAGTGCTTCAGGAACACGCTTTAGAACATCTACAGCAAGCATAAACGCTACTGCAACAGTTACAGTTACTACAAGCGGTGCATTCGTATTTGGTAGTGCAGTTATAAATGGATTTGCCACAGTATCTGCATTAGCTACTAGAACTACATTTGGTAATGCTGCTATTACAGGAACAGCCATAGTAAGTGCTACTGGTGGTTCTATTGCACTAGCTTCAGCAAGTATCACAGCAACAGGTACAGTAACAGCATTAGGTTCATTAGTTAGTACTGGTGTAGCTTCTATTACAGCCAATGCTCAAGTAGAAGTAAACTATAACATAATAAGAACTAATAGTGGTTCTATCACAGGAATTGCTACAGTAACAGCACTTGGTGGTTTAATAAATTCAGCTAATGCACAAGTAAATGCTTTTGCTACAGTAACTGCAAGTGCTAAAGCTATATATTCAGCTTTTGCTTATGTAGAAGGTGTAGGAACAGTTACCGCTAAGGGTACAATACAAGGTGAAGGATGGATACCTGTTACTCCAGGTGATGAAACATGGACACCAGTTACTCCAGGTTCAGAAACATGGACAGAAGTATCAGCTTCTACAGATATATGGAATTGGGACAATAACCCATCTTATGTAAATGCAGGATATTTTGTTATTGGATATATAGAAGATGATGAAAATTTTAGTAGTACAGAGTGGACAGCAGTAACTCCAGGCAACGAACAATGGTTAAGACAAGGATAAAAGATGGCAAAAACCAAAATTTCAGAATTTAGTGCAACATCAGCAGACAATACGGATATAACTAATATCAATATTGCTGAAGGTTGTTCACCAGCTAACGTAAACAATGCTATTCGTAGTTTAATGTCATTGCTAAAAAACCAACAAGATGGTTCTAGTGGTGATCCATTTACAGTCGCAGGTACATTAGTATCTTCAGGTCAAGTTGACATTACAGGTGCATTTAGACTAGACGGCACAGCAGGTGCTAGCGGTCAAGTATTATTATCAGCAGGTGGCAGTAATACTCCTACATGGGGCAATGCTTTCGTTGCTGGTATGATTATGTTATGGTCAGGTTCATCTGCATCTATCCCTACTGGTTGGTTATTATGTGATGGCTCAAGCTCTACACCTGACTTACGTAACCGTTTTGTAGTAGGTGCTACATCTACTTATGCTGTAGGTGCTACAGGTGGTAGTGCAGATGCTATTGTAGTAAGCCATACTCATACTGGAACATCTACTGTATCAGACCCTGGTCATAGTCATTCAGCAAGATTAAATGGCGGTTATGATGGTGGCACACCTTCTGGTTTATCACAATCACCTACAAATGCTGGAACAGCGTCTGTTAATAGTGCATCCACAGGAATTACTGTTTCAACATCTATTAGCACAACAGGTTCTAGTGGTACTAATGCTAATTTACCTCCATACTATGCACTTTGCTATATTATGAAGTCCTAATATGCCTACACAACGCATAGCTTTTAAAGACTGGTTACCTGACCAACCTAGTATATTAGATACAGTATCAGAAGCTAATAACGTTATTCCTTTAGCTGTAGGATATGGTCCATTTAAGTCAGCAGTAACATTTTCAGGTGCAGCTTCAGAAGACTTGAATAATTGCTTTGCTGCTAAACTAGACAATGACGTATTTATCTTTGCTGGTGGTGCTACTAAACTATTTAAAGTAGATAATACTGACTTATCTCTAGTAGACGAGTCTAAAGCAGGTGGTTATACAGGTACAAACAGATGGCAATTCTTACAGTTTGGTAGTCTTGCAATTGCATCTAATGGCTCTGAAAAGATACAATCTTTTGACGTCAACAGTTCTACAGCTTTTGCAGATGTAAGTTCAGATGCCCCTATAGCTAAATACATTACAGTAGTTCGTGACTTTGTAGTCGCAGGTAATATTGGTGCAGGTACATCACCTAGTAAAGTGCAATGGTCAGGTATCAATGATGCAAGCACTTGGACTACTACAGCAACATCTCAAAGTGACTATCAAATTATCCCTGACGGTGGTGATATAACCGGTGTCGTAGGTGGTGAGTTTGGTATCGTATTTTTAGAAAAAGCCATTGTTAGAATGTCATATATAGGCACACCACTTATATTTCAATTTGACACTATCTCTCGTAACGTAGGATGTATAGAAGGTAACTCTATAGCACAATACTCTGGCACAGCTTATTTCTTATCAGATGATGGTTTCTATGCTACTAATGGTCAAACGCTAAATGGTATAGGCTCTGAAAAAGTAGATAGATATTTCTTTAACAACGCTAACATTGGTGATATTGACTCTATATCAGCAGCAGTAGACCCTGAACGTAACTTAGTTATTTGGAACTATGCTAACGTATCCGGTGGTCGTTCACTACTTATCTATAACTTTGAAACACAAAAATGGTGTGAAGCAGATACAGATGTAGACTATTTATCTACACTAGCTACTTCAGGTACAACATTAGATGGTCTTGACTCTGCATACAATGTAACAGCAGGCTCTTTTGTAGTAGGTAAGTCTTATACAATTAGAACATTAGGCACAACAAACTATACACTTATAGGTGCAGTCGCTAATACAGTAGGCGTATTATTTACAGCCACAGGTGTAGGCTCTGGCACAGGTGTTGCTATTGATATGGCAGCAAGTGCAGCAGCATTAAAGACTGTAGATACACTTGTAACCACATTAGATGATAGACTATATAAAGGCGGTAAGTTCTTATTTGGTGGTGTTCGTGATACTAGAATTATTACATTCACAGGAACTCCAGCTACAGGAAACATTATTACTAACGACCTAGAATATGGTTATAACTCAGTCTTAACTCTTGTTAGACCTTCTGTAGATAATGGCTCTGCAAACGTGCAAGTAGCAAGTCGTAGAATGTTAGATGACACTATTACTTATGGTTCATCTGTATCAGCAAGCCAAGAAGATAGATGCTCTGTAAGAAGTTCAGGTCGTTATCATAGAGTAAGTCTTACACCTACAGGTGCTAACTGGTCATCAGCAATTGGAATGGATATAGAATACTCTGAACAAGGAACTAGATAATGGCACGTAGTGATATGTACCGTAAACTACCTTGGACAGGTGGTGACCCTAGAAGTGTAGCTGAAATTGTAAATAACCTTGTAGAGGGTAAAAGCAACAATACTGGTGAGATTACTTTAGCTACAGGAAATGCTACAACTACCACGATATATGATGAAAGAATAGGTTATAATAGTATAATATTACTAACACCTATTAGTACTGCTGCTGGTAGTGATACTGTTCCTTATGGTGCGTTTCAAGACTCAACTGACCAGACTGCTGCATCAACAACAGCAGCTTATGCAATTACATTTAACACTACTGACTTTTCTAATGGTGTTTATTTGTCAAACAGTTCTAGGCTTAATGTAAGAAATAGTGGTCTTTATAATTTAGAGTTTTCTATACAGTTTAAGAATACAACCAACGACTCTCAAGACGCAGAAGTTTGGTTTAGAAAAAATGGCACAGATATTGCAGCATCAAACAGTAGGTTTGGTTTAGCAGCAAGAAAATCTTCTGGTGACCCAAGTCATATTATTGGTGCATTAAACTTTTATGTAGAATTAGTAGCAGGTGACTATGTTGAACTTATGTGGAAAGTATCTGATACTGGTGTGTCTATAGAACATTATGCAGCAGGTACAAGTCCAACAAGACCAGCTACACCAAGCGTTATTACTACAATGAGTTATGTATCAACTTCAGCATCTACTAATGTATATGTAAGTGCTAGAAGTAGCGGTAGTGCAACACTAAAACATTTTGCAAACAATACAGCAGATAAAACATACGGATATATTATAGTAGCGTGATTTTACATTACATACCTAAAGACCAGTTACGTTCACATTGGGATTATGTTAAACATGGTCTTGAGTTAGTAAGACAACGTGGTCATACACAATGGATAGTAGAAGATGTCTATTGCGACTGTTATGAAAACAGGTCTATGTTATTTGTAGGCATGATAGATAACAAAGCAGTAGGTTTTGTAGTACTTCAACCTATAGGTGACACACTTCATGTATGGGCTTCATGGTCAACAATTAACGACAATACACTCTTTCAACAAGCATTTCAAGAAATACAAGCAATAGCAAAACAAGGCGGTAAGTCTAAAGTTACATTCTCTTCACAAAGAAAAGGATGGGAACGTAGAGCAAGGCTAATGGGTTTTACACCTCAAACATGGGAATTTATACTTTAAGGAAAGAAATATGAAATTATTGAATTTATCTAATTGGCTTACAGGTTTAGTTGAGTCATTTACATTTTACGGTGGTGGTGGTTCTGGTGGTGGTGGCACATCTGAAACTAAACAACAATTAGACCCTACTGTACAACCATTTGTTAAATACGGTCTTGAAGAAGCTAAAGGTCTTTATCAAACAGATACGCCTACATACTTTCCTGGTCAAACTTATGTTGGACCATCCTCACAAACTACTCAAGCATTAGGTTTAGCTGGACAAAGAGCATTAGCTGGTAGTCCATTAATTCCTGCAGCTCAACAACAACAATTACGTTCTATTCAAGGCGATTACTTATCTGCTGGTAACCCATACTTTACACAAGCATTAGCAGGTCCTACACAGCAAGCTACACAAGCATACAATGATGCTATTAAAGCTGCACAAAGTACTGCATCACAAGCTGGTCGTTATGGTTCAGGTGTATCTGCTGATATTCAAAACAGAGCAGCAAACACACTAGCTACAACACTTGCAAATACATACGGTAACCTAGCTTATCAAAACTACGCTGGTGAACGTGGCATGCAAAACCAAGCAGTTATGAATGCTCCTGCACTTGCACAAGCTGATTACGCAGATATCTCACAATTAGCTAATGTAGGTAAAACTGCTGAAGACTATCAAAAAACTGCGTTACAAGCTGATATTGACCGCTTTAACTTTGAACAAAACAAACCATATCAAAAACTATCTGCTTACCTTGGTGCTGCCTATGGTGCGCCTATGGGTCAAGTATCTACAACGACTCAATCCGGTGGTGGCAAGATTGTATGTACAGCTATGAATAAAGAATATGGCTTTGGTAGCTTCCGTAATGCTATCTGGTTAGCTCAGTCTAAAGACTTAGACCCAGCATATGAAAAAGGTTACCATAGACTATTCTTACCATTAGTAAACTATGCTTACAAAGCAGGTGAAAAGAATGCCCTACAACGCATTTTAAGGGGTGTTTTAGAGCATATCGCAAGACATAGGACTGCTGATATCTGGAAACAAAAAAGAAGTAAAAAACGTGATACTTATGGCATGATTTATCGTGCAATTATTGAACCAATTTGCTACGTAGTAGGAAAGGTATAACATGAAGTTATTTAACTGGTTTAATCCTTTGTGGTTAGTCCAAAACCTATTTACTACATCACTTAATCCAATCACTATTGGAGCAGGTATTGGTGCTTTAGGAAGTGCTGTTCAAGGTAAAAGTCCATTTAAAGGAGCTTTATTAGGCGGTGCTTTAGGTGGTGCAGGTAGTGCTTTAGGTGGTGCTTTAGGTGGTGCAACTGCTACTACAGCTCAAAATGCTGCTAATGCTGCAAAAGAAGGTTTATTAGGAACTGCTGCCGCAACAGAAGGTGCAGCCAATATGGGTAATATTGGTATGTTTAACACATTTAATACTGGAGCTGGAACTGCATTAGGTCAAGCAGGTACATATGCTCAAGGTTTAAACCCTCAAATATACACAGGCTCTCAAGGCATGTTTGACGTTGCTAAAGGTTCAACTCTTGGATATGACCCATCATTTTTAGGTGGTCAAGGACCAGCAACATTTGCAGGCGGTGGTGGATATGACCCATCTTTTCTAGGAAGAATAAATGAAAGTATTGGTAACATTGGCAATCCATTTTCAGATTTAACTACATCTGACAAATTAGGTTTAGGATTAAAAGGTTTTGACTTAATGAACCAACCACAACAAATGATACAACCAGTTCAAGTTGCTCCTATTACAAGAGGCAATCCTGAAGCAGTATCTGCTCCATTGTTTAACGTAGCACCTAATGTAGGGATGCAACAAGGTAATGAAATTGGTTTACCAAACTTAAAAACAACGATACCTTTAACAGACGAAGAGATATTAAGATTACAACAAATGTTGCAAACAACAGGATTTAGGGGAAGATAATTATGGCACTATTTGACACAAGTGGTGGACTAGGTGGTTTATTAGGTGATTTAGGTGACTATGGTTTTGGTTTACCTAGTAATACTGGAGGTCTTGTTGCTGACCCTGATAGAGAAGCTATTAACAAAAGAGCATTATTATCTGGGCTTATTAGTGCAGGTTTAACATACGCAGCTACACCTAAAAACTTAAATACAGGAAGTGCCTTACCTTATTTGGGTAAAGCAGGTTTAGCTGGTTTTAATACATCTCAAGATGTTGTAGATAGAGCATTAAATACAGCTTATAGAAATCAAATATTATCAGCTAGAGATGATAAATTGTATAATGTAGACGGTGCTTTAGTAGATAAAGCAGGTAAAGTTGTATATCAGGGTGCTGCTAAAGAAAAAGAAGTAAAAACAGATATTATTGATGTAGGTGGTAAAAAAATTCTTATTAATAAAGATACTGGCGCACCAATACAAGAATATAAAGTAACAGGTGGTGGACTAGGATTAAAAGATATTTATGGTGAACCACAAAAAGATGTAAATGGAAAATTATTGTATATTCCAAAAATACCTGGTTATCCAGTTAGAGATATGGGTGGTAATGTTATACAAGGTGATATTAAACTTCCTGAAAAAGCTGGTGAAAAATTAACAGAAGGAGAAAGAACAGCAGGTTTCTTATCTAAAAGACTGAATAATTCATTACAACAATTACAAACAGTTACTGGTCAAGAACCTTCTGCTGCATCTCCAAATATAGGTGCAGAAGCAACTAAATTCTTTACTCGTTCTGATTATTTTAAAAACTTAGTTAATCCAGAGTCTAGACAACGAGTAGAAGCTGCTCAATATGATATTCTTGACTCAGCTTTAACATTAGGAACAGGTGCAGCCTATACAGAAGAGCAAATAAAATCATATCGTAAATCTTATTTTCCACAATTAGGCGATAAACCTAAAACAATTGAAGATAAAGCTAAACGATTGCAAGGAGTATTAGATGCTGCTTATGACAAAGCTGGTCGTGCAGCTCCTACAGAACCTAAAGCAGAAACTAAATCTAAAACAGTTGTTAGAACAGGTAAAGATAAATCAGGTAAAACAGTTATTCAATATTCTGACGGGAGTATAGAGTATGGCAATTAATCCAAATGACATTACTTGGGATGAATCACCTACAATTAATCCACAAGATATTACATGGGATAAACCAAGTGCTCAAACTCCACCACCTTCTGTTGCTGACAGATTAAAAAGACAATTAGGTTTAACAGGTCGTTATTTAACAGAAGGCGTTGTAGGAACTGGAGATATTCTTACTTCACCTATTCGTGCATTGCAAAATGCAATCATGCCATCCAATTTACAAGCTAGACCATTGGCAGAAGTTTTAACTAGAAATTTACCACAACCAGAAACAACTGCAGAAAGAATGGTAGCAGGTCCAGCAAGGGCTTTAGCAAGCACATTAGGCACTGGAGGTATTGGAGCATTAGCAAGACCTGTGTCACAACTAGGTAAAACTATTCAACAAGCATTTACTGCAAATGCACCTACTCAAGCAGCAGCAGCTACAGGTGGTGGTTTAGGACAAGCAACAATACAAGAATTAGGTGGTGGTCAAGTTGCACAAACTTTAGCTGGCTTAGGTGGTAGTTTAGCAGGTGCTGGACTTGTTAGACCAAAAGCTATTGGTCCATCTACTCAGCAATTACAAAATGCTACTAGAGATGAAACATTAAAACTAGGCAGAGATGCTGGTTATGTTGCATTGCCTACAGATGTAGGTGGTAAAAAATTAGGTCGTTTCTTAGAAGGTGTTTCTGGTAAATTTAAAACAGAAGAATTAGCTAGTGCTAGAAACCAACAAGTTACAAACAATCTTACTAAACGATATTTAGACTTACCTGAAGATGCACCATTAACAACAGAAGTTTTAGATAATGCTAGAACATCTGTATATCCTGCTTATGAAGCTATTGCTAACACAGGTACTATTAGCTTTGGAAATAAAAATCCATTCTCTAATATTGTGACAGGTGTTAATAAAGTAACAGGTGGTAAAAATGCACTTATGCAAGACATACCAGATACTTACAGTATGGATGCTGCAACAGCTATTCAAAGGTTAAAAGAGTTACGTAGTGATGGTAGTGCTTATTTGCGTTCAGGTACTAACATTATGAAACCTAACCCTAAAGAAGTAGCACGTGGTAATAGATATTTAGCTGAAGCAGATAAACTAGAAAAAGCAATTGAAAACCATGTTATTAAATTAGGTCAACCAGAACTTATCAATCAGTTTAGAGATGCAAGAAAATACATAGCTAAAACATTTACAGTAGAAAAAGCATTAAACCCACAAACAGGAGTTATAGACGCTAAAAAAATAGCTAAACAATTAGACCAAGGTGTACCTATTACAGATGAATTAGCATTAGTAGGTAAATATGCTAAAGCATTCCCTAAGACAACTAAAGTAGTAGCAGAAGCTCCTGCTCCATTTTCAGTATTAGATTTCTATGGTGCTGGTGCTGGAGGTGTGGTTGATTTGGCAACTGGTGTTCCTTTATTATCTCTTTTAGCTCCTGCAAGAATTGGTGCTAGATATGGTTTAATGACACCACAAGCTCAACAAATGCTTGCTACTCCACAATATACGCCTAGAACAGCACCTTTTGTGCCATATCAAGGCTTACTCAACATTCAAGAATAAGGAATAGTAATGGTCAAGACAGACGTAGAATCACGTTTAACTACGCATGAAGAAGTATGTGCGTTACGTTATGAGCAAATAAACGCAAGACTCAAACGCCTAGAACAAATCTTATTAGGCACAGCAGGTTTCGTTATTGTATATCTATTAACTAATGGAATGAAATAATGCAATCATTAAAGAACTTAGTAGCATTAATTGTAGGTATGTCCATAGGTATGTTATTAGCATTATCTATGGATGCTAGAGCAGCAGATACAACTACTATCAATTACAAAGGTCAACCACCACCAAGCGCCATTAGTCCTTCTATAAGTGCTTTTAGCCAAGACGTTTGTATTGTTCCTGTTACTGGTTCTGTATCTAGTACATTGTTTGGCGTAAGTGGTGGCTCTGGCTATAAAGACGTTAATTGTGAACGCATTAAACTAGCTAAAACTCTTAATGACTTAGGTCTTAAAGTAGCTGCAGTATCTATACTCTGTCAAGATGAAAGAGTATTTGAAGCCATGATACAATCAGGTTCACCATGTCCTATAAACGGTTCTATAGGTGATGCTGCTAAACGTGGCTGGTATGAACGTAACCCTTCTATATTTAAGAAACTATATGGCGATACATACACGATACCGCTTGTTCTTGACGAGCCTATTACTACTTCTATCCCTACAAGGAAATAATGCTTATGCTTGGTATTGCAACTATACTCCAACGCCTGAAGGCTATATGCTTCCAGGTTCTCTCGTATGTAATGGCATTGAAAACGAAGTTGCTATCAGGGATTACTGGTGCAAAAGTTATGTCACTCATGACCCAATTTGTGGTGCTTATCAAGTCCCTGCTTGTTCAGACTTGGTTGAAAATCAAACCACAGCTTGCACGTTACCTCATTATAGCGGTGCTGTTAATCAAAGCAGGAACTTTAGTTGTTCTACAAACTCTTGGTCAGCTTGGACAGAAACTAGCAACAATTGCACGCAAGACCCTCCAACGTGTCAAGCAAGTACTGAAACTAGACAACTAGCCTGTCAACCAGACTACGTAGGTTCAGTTACAGAAACTAGAAATTCATCTTGTCCTGACCCTTATGGTAATGATGTATGGGGAGCATGGGTAGAAACAAATAATACATGTGTTAAGAGTGCTACAAACGTCACTAACGTATCTTCACCTGTTAGTCCTAGCTCACCCCTTAACCCTGTAAATAATCCACCTCCTGCACCACCACCTGCTGTTGCTCCAGAGGTAAGCCCATTAGCTGCACCTGAACCACCTAGAGTAGAGTCAGCTCCTGTTAAGGTTGAACAACCAAAACAAGAAACTAAAAGCGAGCCAAAAGCAAAAGAAGACAGCCCAAAAGACCCACCAAAGGCTGAACAAAAGAGTGAGAGCAAGGATAGTCCTAAACTTGACGTACCAAAGGGTAAAGAACTTGTACATGGCTTTGGGATAGTCCTTTCTTTAGAAATACTTAACAAACCTATTATACAACAAATTGAAATAACAGATGCTTTCAAATTTGATACGGAGATAAACAATGAGTTCGGAAAAAATCAAAACCTTCAACTTGAGCTTATCCAGCTCGGCACTTCTGAAGTTGATTTTAATAGCATTGCCAATAGTGGCTGGCTCGGCATACGCAGGCATAACTTTTTACAACAAGATGGTTACGGCAATTGAGGCTGTTGACAGTTTAGATTTAGCTCCTATAGAGTCTAAGTTAAATGGTTTAGAGATACAAGTTAAAGCTATTAATGAAAGACAATATCAACTATCTGAGTCTATAATGAAAGCTAGTGAAAAGTCTTCAGACGCTATTGCCAACTCACGTGAGACTTCTGCTATGGTATCAGGACTACGTAAAGAATTAGAAGCAACCGTAAATGCAATGGATGATAAACTAAATACTGTTAAACGTAGCACAATGAACCCATTATCAAAATGACATTCATTACAGAAAATAACATAGCTAACCTCTATAGTGCAATTATAGAGATGCCTATATTTGATGAATACAAATTACCACCGGCAAGTAAAGTAGACTTTGTTATTGTAGATGATGATAGTATTTGTGGTGAATATCAGCCACCAGAACAAGGTGAACCGCATGTCATTACTATTTCTGTAGCAAGACACTCTCACTTATATCCTGTGCTAATTACACTTTGTCATGAAATTTTGCATATGGCGGTATATACAGTTTCACCAAAAACAGAGCAGTACACAAGTCATAAAGGCTTGTTTCTTAAATTACAAAAACGTGTAGCCAAAATGTATGGCTTTGACCCAAAGGAGTTATAGATGTTAAGTATTCTATCAGGTATATTAGGTTTCGCTACTTCAGGCTTACCTAGTGTTTTAGGTTTCTTTCAGCAAAAGGGTGACCAAAAGCATGAAAGAGAGATGGCTAAACTACAAACAGAACGTGAATTAGAATTAGCTAAAGCAGGCTTTATATCACAAGAAAAGATAGAAGCTATTAAGCTAGACCAAATAGAAGTGCAAACATACGCACAAGAACGTGAAGCATTATACGACCA